CAAAGCTGAAAGCTTTCCGGAACCCCCAGCCTAGCTGGGGGTTTTCTGTGCACAAAAAACCCTCTGTAGTAACAGAGGGTTTTGTTCATTCATAGTGCAGGGTCAAATCATTCCCACTCAATTATTTACGACATGCATAATTAATTGACTGATAACAACTTTCTGCAACATGATTTTCACCGTACCGTTTTATATACCGTCACCGAAAATCAGTACCACGATTTTTGCTTCTTCAGTGAATCGTATTGCTGTTCGCAGGATTCTCCTGCAATCCGATACTTTTCAGCCTCAGCTGCTGTTGCGTTGTAAACTCGGTTGCTTTCTTCAAGCATGTCGGCGAGCACACCGATGACCTTGCTGGCTGGCGTGCCAGTGGGGAAAGATCCGGTATAGTGTTCGGCGAGTCGCTTGGTTTTGTCAAGCTCGGCGCGCAGGCTGTCAGCAGCGGCATTAGCATGCTCAGCATCAACACGCGCCACATCGATACGGGATTGTGTTTCACGTTCAATTTGTGTTTTCTCCTGATCACGTTGTGACCTGGCCTTATCATCAGCCTGTTTCTGATCTTCCTGTGCCTGCGCATACCCGGCGTCGTACTGACGACTGCCGTGTGCATTCCAGGCTACAACTCCTGATATGACCAGAACAGCAAGCATCGCCATGATAACCAACTGTTTCCAGTATGCTTTTGCGAATGCCCAGATCATACCGCCAGCACCTTACTGGCAGTGATGTATCGCGCGCGCCGGTCATCAATGCCGTTCCGGCCACCATTGATAAGCAGAGTTACACGTGCAATATCTCCGGTATACTTCATGCAGCCTTTGCTGGAGAAGAACCACGCCGCGCTACGAGCCGCGTATTCGTCCTGCGCCAACAGTTCAGGATTCTCCAGCAGGTCCACTTTCAGGCCGTTTCCGCAATCACGATAGTTATTCAAACCGGTAATCTGGATAAGTCCGCGACCTCGGTAATTCCAGCCATCGCCGGGGGCATTGTTCCCCATGCGTTTGCTGTACACCAGATTTGCGATCGCACGCTGGCGCTCGAGTGGTAATGGCGGTTCACCAGCACGGCGACCCAGTGCGTTGGCCTGTCCCTGAGTGAGACGACCGGCACGAACGAAGTTAGCCAGTCCGGTGACGCTGTAATTGAAATTCTCCTGCAACCTGGTGAAGCCTCCAGACTCATGCCCGACCTGAGCAATAAACATAGCCTGATCTTCTGGTTTGCTGATACCAAACTCTCTCATCGCAGAAGTTATATACGAGAACCAGCGTGCAGCCAGCGCCTCGCTGATACCAGCAGCTCGCTGGAATTGTTTAATCTCCATGTTTAGACCTCGATACTTTGAAAATTTGAACGACGTTACCGCGCGTTTTAATAACCGCAGCGAGCATGACAGCGTTGATAATGACCTCAGATAAATCCACAGCCATTGGCGTGCGGAACCAGATTGCATAGGCAACACGAACCGGAATACTGGCCGCAGCAACAATCAGGAAATAAGCAAGCCACCCCCCCCATCTTCGATGTTGAGATCCGTTACGCCGGAATGTGACAACGCGAATTGCTATGCCAGTACAAATAACTGCATTGGTGATAAGCAAAAAAAACTCATGCGTTACCATCGTCTTTTCTCCCCGGAATTAACTCGCGTGGATTATCGGAACGGTGGTAGAGCCATATACCAATACGCACAGCAACAATTGCTGACACGAATGCGCCAGCAGAGAAAACAATCCCTTTTTCAAAAGAGTCCTGCGTGATAGTAGGGATCAGGCTGGCTATGCCGATAAGAATTGATGCTGCTGGTTTATAAAAAAGAAGGCCGCAGAGAAAGCTAAGCATCGATAAGAGTACGCGACGATGAATTGGGTACTCTACCGCAGAGGTAACAAAAATTACCGCACCAGCCAAAGACCCTAAAGCAACCTCAGGAGGAACTCCTGCTATAACCGCAGCAAGAGAACTCATGCTAAGCCATTGATTTAAAGATTCACTGGTTAGTTGAGCTGACATAATGTGCACCATATTTTGTATATACAGATCCACTTAAACTGTCAGCTAATTATACACAACAAACCATATAAGAATAATTATTACTCAATATTATTCTTGATTATTCGTATTTATCCGGTGCGCCGTAAAAACCAGTTCTTCTTGGCGTAGAGGATGTCAAGAGAATTAAATGATAATTACATTGTTGATAAGTGGCGTCCTTGCCGTGGTAATTACTAAACTTATGATTTCTCCGCCATGCCTGATATGGAAAATAATTACTTATTTTTTTCCATTGGTTCAGCCTTATTGAGTTGTTCCTTAAGCTTATTCCATGCTGAATCCTCAGGCATCTGTACTCGCACAGAAACGAACTGATTAGCAGGAATGTCGATCGGGTCACCGTTCGAAACACCAGGGATGTCGTTACGTGCAAAAACGGGCGAGTTATCATGAGTGCGGTGAAACGTTTTCACCAACACAGAGCCATCTTGGTTAACAACATAATCCAGCCAGATGAGCGGCTGCTTGTTTCGGTCCTGCGGTATTTCAAATCCACCATCAATCCCCCCCCATGAAGCATCTGCATTCAGACCTACGCAACCCTCAATCAGATATTCACCCAATGCCAGCCGTGTGACGGTTACCCCATCTGATTCGCGATTTGTTTCACTACTACCGTCTGAGAAAATCTTCACAACCGGAGAGGCTTTTTTGATGAAACCACTTGAATCGACGGTCGTGTTCAGCGACGACCATGCCTCAGCCCAGCCTGTGTTACCTGCGCGAATAGCATCGTCTGCGTAGCGGAAGAACAGCTTTGATGTTGTGGACATGAATATCTGCAACACACGGTTTTTTGCATATCCTGACTCCCATAATGCTCCGTTACCTGTTCCTTCTGGCTGCCAGTTTGTCACCCCACCTGCAGCTCCTATACTTACACCAGTAGACCAGTCTCCAGCAAATTCTGGAAGATTTAGTGAGTTAGGTGAGCGAATTGATACATCAACCAGACCAGGGGATCCGAGAATCGACATGCTGCGGGAGGACACCTTAGTAAAAGAGTTGTACCCGCCGTTTTTGGAAATCCTTCCTGTATAATTATTAGCCCTGTTAGTTCCATTAACTGTAATTTCCCAGGTATCGCCGTTGATGAAGTCGATCTGCAATAGGCAGAATGCTGGCAGCGTCATCTGTCCTGGCGCAGATGGCCCACCTTCAAACAGTGGCATATCCTGTTCAAGATATGTCACATATCTACCTGCATCTGTATTCCGCAAATAGTCACAAATAGCCTGTGCCGATGTAAATAGCGCAATACCATCAGCCGGGTTTACAGGGTGACGGCCAGCGTTAATCACCCTTCCGCGAGGGTTAAATAACTGTGATGAGGCATTGGATAGCGGAGTCATGTCTACTGTTCCAGGTTCATTAGATGGACAGTTAGCGCGAATGATGTTTAAAGTCCTATAATTTGATCCGCCCCCATTGTCATAGCGAATAGACTGTAGAAGATACAATTCCTCAGAGCCAGAAATATCACAAGACTGCACCCCCTCATTTTCAGTGGAGTAAACACTCTTCCCTGAATAACTATCCCAGTATGTTTTGAAATCTGCAGGTGACAGCAGGTACTGACCTAATTCTGAACCATTAAGGCTGTACTCAATATAACCCTGCAACCCTGCGAAAGTATTTCCAGATCCCGCCGTGGTAGATGCACCAATACCAGCAAATATCCGTTGAGAACCAAGAGCGACACCCTGCCGTTTTGGTTTACCGGCTCCGCGACCTCCAACATTTGCATCAACCGTAATAGTCCCCATTGGACTGTAAGATCCTTCTATAAGGCTGTTAATATCCAGTGTGTTAAAGATATTGGATACACCTGTCTCAACATCAAAAATTTTCGGCCAACCCATATCCGCATTTTCGTATATCAGGGTATTACCAAAGCCACTAAACTGATATCGCACTCCAAGGCGTGTTGATTCAGTGAAGTTTGTAATCTGCGTTTTATCAACCAGCGTACGCGGATCTTCGATAGGGTAAATTCTGATAGTGCGAGATGGGCTGTACGGCAGCAGGATGTAACGCTGTCCTGCCACTCGGTAAACGTGGATGCCTTCTGGTGCACCAACGTTATTCGGAAAATGAAGACGTGTTACCAATGCTCCTGTTACCCAGTCATGCACCGTAACCCATACCGATGCGGGGTCTAGCGTCTGCCAGCCGATGTATACCATTCCATCATTGCTGTCTATGTAAATCCCCTGAAATCCCATGGTCGTGTAACCATACTGATCTTTAAGATCTGCGGTAATCTCATCGTCTATGATGCTGAATTCTAATTTCCAGTTCAGCGGCCTACGCGTACCACTGACATGCCTGGAAATATGAGACAGGTAGCTTTTTTTCCCTCCGGCCAAAATGTAACGCGAGGTTATTTCTGTCACTATGCCGACTGCAGCAGGAGTAACACGATAAACAGCCCCATTAATCCTGACAAAGTTTGAAATGGTTTTTATCTCATACCCGACAGACATGTCCAAGCGAGAGCTGTCATATTTGCCATTAGCGAGATCTGTAACATACATTGCGTTGTCGATGTTATCAGGCCTAACTACCCCACTATATAAGTCTTGCACATATTTTTTTGTTACAGCATCCTGAGAGTTCTTCGGATCGGCCAAATTGGAAATTCTGTTTTGCTTTGCATCGTAATATTTTGCAAGCAAAGATGGTTTCATCAATGCACGTCTGAACCACCCAAAACATCGCTGGATCAGCATCGTCAGGTAGTCAAATGCATCTTCATGAACTTCGGGGAAAAATTTTCCCTGATTGCGAAGATCAGTCTCCTGCACCACATCAAGCACACGCTCTATCGTGATTCGCCAGCCAGCAGCAAGCGGCGACGGAAGAACCACTGCACCGCCACTATAAGTTCCCGCCCCTGTTACTGTATAACCAGCATCCAGCACTAGTTCTGTTACGTTACCGTTAAGGTCAGACACCTGAACAACCAGGTCGGATTTTTTGAAAATACGGAAGGTATACGGAAATGATGTCGTAACGCCGTTACCTGTGTATTCGTTGTGGTCAACTTCGGTTGAGACCGTCATGTTAAATCTCCAGATAGTCGCAGCACCCGTTGCGCCGCATATCTGGTTATTCTATTACCTGAAAAACCACATATGGATAGAAAGACTGTGAATATGAACAGATATTACCTTTCGGGTAATTTGCAAAACGTGCTGGATAGCAAACAAATTATTTGATACTGTATAAATATACAGTTATTACATGGAGAAGATAAGATGCAGCAGTATCACTATCCACTGGAAGACGGATTTACCGAAAGGATCCACACGCCGGGAGGCGTCAGGTCACTGGTGGAGGGATCGCACTTGATGAAATTACTCCTGGATCTCGATAAGGATGGATTTAATGTCGATGGCCCACTTGCCGAACTGACTGCACTGATTAACTACGTCACCAGCTCACAGATGTCTATGCGGGATCTGCAAACACATCTCGACTATTGTGCCGAACAATTACGAAAACAAACCACATAAAGAAAAGGCCGCGAAAGCGGCCTGTGACATGTCACGTTCCTTTTCTGAATGATAGCCGTTCGAAAAATGATGACATTCCACCGCAGACAATAGCAAAGATGATCCCACCAAAGAAGAGAAGGCCAGCCTGCCACCACTCCCACCGCCATACATCCACAGCACCAACCATACCAACAATCGCTCCAACAAATGGAATATAGCTCACGATGAAAGCAAGGGGGGCTGCAATTATCCAGTGCAATCCCCACCATGATTCAAGCCCAGCCATAATTGCTGCCAACTGAAAAAGACCAACGACGATATAAACAATGAATCCTATAGCTTGCATGTAGTCACCTATTTACCCAGTAAAAATCAGAGGCCTCCCCTCAATAAGGCTTGCAACAAGAACTATTCCCTGCACAACAAAGATGAACCAGCAAATAGCTTGAGTCTGAGGGTTAAGAAAATATTTGTAGCGGTCAATAAATAACAACCCACCAGAAATTATCACACTCAAAATAATTAAAAACACAACACTTCCTTATTGCGGAGTGACATCCTGAGGTCGCCACCAGTATGTCTGATTAAACTCTTTCTTCGAACGTTGCTCCATTTTACGCAAATAGCCTGGTGAAAAATACTCCTGCATCTGGTTAAAGATCATATGATCGAGAGCCGCCTTTAAGTACCAGAGATTCGCACCTGGCATCAAACCTTTCCCCAGCTTCACCAGATCACCACCAGTCTGCTCACTCTTCCCTTCCACAGCATTTAACGGTATGCCCTGAGCAATCTTCACTACGTCATCAACCAGACCAGCTACCGGGCCAAGCATCGACGCCAGCGCGCCGCTTCCGTACCTAGTGTGATCTGACAATAAAAAGTCACCGTAAAGGCCAAGACCACCACCTTTCAGTAGAGCACCAAGCCAAAATTTAGCAGCATCTTCTCCTGTCATCTCGCGAGGATTACGACCAGACGCAAGGTCGTTAAGTTGCTGCGACAAAGCGCCAAGAATGGTCGTACTGGCAATAAACGTCGCAATATATGCCGCACGCCCACCAGCAGACGGCATACCCATAGCGCGTGACCAGTGACGCATAACCACCGAGATAGGGAACGATTTAAACAGGAAAACACTTCTCGTTAATTCACCTTTCCATGTTCCACGCTGAATACCAGAACCGGTTATCAGTTGCTCACGTGCTCCCGGTGTAATAACAGCCATATCAACTTCTTCAGTTACGGCACCGAGCAGTTTACGCATTGCCTCAAATTTCACGCGTTCAGGCTCACCAAGATGTTTAACTGCTGAATCAGGGATACGCATAATGCTTTCCGGTGTCAGCATCGTATTATTGCCGTTCCCCCAGTCCTCCTGTTGCGCCAGCTTCCATACGCTCCAGTCTGTGTCAGTAATCCCTTTGCTTTTCAGGATACGAAAATCAGAATTATCGAGGCTACGAAGGTCTGGTGTCCGTGACACTACTTCTCCCAGGCTTCCAATCATGGTTACGCCATAGGCGCGCTTGTGCGCATCTGACCATGCTGTAAGCCCACTGGCACGCATTACCGCCGTTGCCGCCCAACGAGACACAGACGGCCCCATATTATCCATCGCCCAGCGGTTAACGCTGCCAAGTAGAGATTCCATCGCCAGACCAGCGCGGCGCGCCCGCGCAAGTTCTGTACGGTTCGTTGGGTCCATAGCTTCAAGCTGGTTGCGGAATAACTGGTTCATTGGAAGGTTGGTAACCTTCGCAGACAGATACATGGTTCCAAGATCAGAGAACGATGACAGCAACGCGGATCCGAGTCTGCTGGCAACCAGCCAGTTGCGGATATTGTCAGACCATCGCGCGATGTGCGGATTCGCTACAGGCTGTGTCTTTCCGGAAATAAAGTTGTACAGATTCTCTGTGTTGTTCGCCAGCCGCTCGACTTTACCGGTTTTACTCGGGTTAGCTGTTGCCGTTTCTGCCTTCACCTGATCAAGAAGAGAGCGGAAAACATGATCGGGGTTTGGGCCATATGTTTCCACCAGTGCAATATCTTTACTGATACCTTCAAGGTGACCGACCATGATTTCCCATAGAGAGCGATCGCCATAAAGTTGCTGATATTGCAGATAGGAATCTGCATCTTTGAAATGTATCTGTCGTGATGCATTACCACGGTTAGCACGTGCGCCGGAAATTCGCATTCCGGTATCAGTAAGCTTATTCAGCCCACCAGTAGCGATCGTGTTATAAGCCTCTCCAAGAAATGCAGACAACTCGGCATCGTTCATCAGTTGTCCATCGGCTCGGGTATAATATTTGCGATCCAGCTTACCTATAACATCGCTAACCCATTTATCTTTTGATACCGCCCCAACCTTTTCCATAGAATGATGTTGAGGGATCCCCCAGTTTTCGAGATAGCCAATGTCCCCACCAGCATCATTAAACCGGCGGCGCAGCAGCTCTGTAACTTCTCTCCACGCCTTAGCACCTTTTCTTGCTTTAGCATTGCCAGTATTTTGCCCTCGCATTTCATATACCAGATCACGCACGCCAGCTTCATCTTCAAACAGGCCAAAAAAGCGAGGATCAACTGCTTCAAATGCCTCCTGCAATTGACTCAATGCATAATCACGAGTGGCTTTTGTTCTGGACTCAACAGAGAGGAAATTCGATTTACCGTCTGCATTAAAAGCAATAGTACGGTTAAGAGCGCCAAGTTTCCCATCAGCCCCTTGATAGCTATTGATAAATTTATCCAATCTCTGACGTGCGGCTATAGTGAGGGCCACACGACGTTTCTTTAATGCCGCTTCTCGCTGTAATTCTTCAGATGCCAATTGTGCTGCTCGATATAGCCGCTCTGATTCGGAAAGTTGTCTCCACGACATCGGGTCATCACGAGCAATGGAGCGCATATTTCGATAAATGCGGTCTTCAATGTTCTGTATTTCTCGCGCCGTTAACGTGCGCTGCGCCGCCTGCTGAACCGCTTGTATACATTCCTGTCTCATTTAATTTAACCTCTCAAGAAACACGCCACAGCGACATCAAACAGGCTGGAATCCTGTATTGCCTGCTCACTTTCCATGTTCGCTTCATCCAGTACTTCACGCGCACTGCGCGATTGTGGATTACCATCATCATCCAGCACGGTGATTATCATGTCAGGTGATTCAAGCAGCGAGTCTTCAGCTATGCGCAGATCAATATCTCCTGCCGGATCTGCCATCATCTTTTGTTCTGCCTGTTGCAATATCTTACCGGGCTCAAAAGGAGCTACTTCGTCTGGCGTCCTGACCTCTGCTGTTTTATAGAATGAAACAGCCTGAGCATTAAGTTCACTTTCTGCCTGTTGTCGCCGTGCCAGTTCTGCTCGAGCTTCAAAAAACTGACCGCCAGGCTCATGCGGTGCCAACGCGTTACGAGAAAATTCCAGGCGTTCTTGTGCCTGCCGGATTCGTTGGTCAATATCGCGAAGTCTGGCCTGTTTATCTGATCGAGCACGAGATAAAGCCTTACCGCTACCGGTTGGCTCTTCTGCAAGAATTTGTGCGCGCTGTTCAGTGAGATTTTCAATAATTCGTTGGCTATTAGCGATTTCAGACTGGTAAACCTGTCTATCGCCACGCGGCAAAAGCTGCGCAGCCTGTTCTTCAAGCAACCGATTTTCTATAGCGCGCGCCGTTACTCCATCATCTACAGATGACAGAGCCTCATTAACTGCCTGAGACAGCAGACTCTTGCGCCCAGGAATTTCACTGAAAGATGCAGACTCAACAATGCTGGCAACGTCTACAGGCCTCCCCTGGCTAACATCAGACATGGCTTTTCGCAGAGCCTGAATGTGAGAATTGCGCGAAAGCACGTTGATCGGGACGCCGGGAGCAATATCAATTTCAGCATGATGAGCGGCATTCGCCGCCAGTGCAGCATCGACATCAACTGGTGAAAAATTTGGTGCGTTTGTAGACTCGCCGCGAGAGTTAATAAATCTGCCGACACCACCAAACGCCACCCCAAGAACAGCATCAATAGCAATTGCCTGTCGATCCAACACATCATACTGGTTAGCCATTTCGCTATAGCCACCATCACGAAGCGTTTTTGCAGTAAGCCCACGCTGTGCCATACCGAACGCAATATTTGTACCTGCGGCATAGGCAATATCTGGCGTTGCACGTACTGCTGTTGCTGCGGCGCGTCGCACTGAACTTTCACCCGTCCGCGCAAGCTGAGCCGCCACACCTTCCGCCAGCGCACCACCAGCACGTAACCCGAGGCTCATAGGGATCAGTGTTCCGGCACCAGCAGTAATACCCTGCACTAATCCCGCTTCCTGCGCCGTCCTGAAATCAACACCCTGTGCTGTCAGCCGTTCAAACTCAGAAAAACCCTGTAGCGAAGTTACCGCCGCAGCACCTCCGACCGGACCACCGAGCGTTGTACCGACAACAGCCTGCCCGCCCATATCGAACAACCCATAAAGGACCTGCCCGGCGGTTCCGGTTGTCGCCGCATCAGGCGTCAGCCGCTTAACCTGCTGCTCTGCTAGTTTTCTCTGCTCGGCAATGTATGAAACTGAAGTATCATTGAACGAGGTGTTTTCGTTAACAAACTGAGCAATCGGGGATACGATTTTATCCATTCCTGCCCATAGCAACTGGTCTGGCTTTGCCACCAGCCCGGAGTACAAACCAGACAATGCCGCTCCTACAGCATTGTCGAAAAAACCAACATCGCTGTTAAAGCCCGCTGGATTTGATGCTGCTTCGTCAAGCTGCTGATTCTGGTTTACTGGATTAAGGCCAAAGTAACTCATTGCGGAATATCTCCGGAGAATCTCTGACGCTTCTGTGTCAGATCAAGAACAACGGGAGAACCATCATCTTTTAGCAGATAACCAGTACCAAGTTTCACCAGGTACTGACTATCGCCGTAACTTTGCAAACCATACTGACCAGGCGGTGTTTTTATCCCTGTGCCAACAACTTGTTCATTCCAAGCCTGATTAACCTGCTTATCGAATTGCTCTGCAGACATTCCCCACGGCAAAAGAACATTCCCCATTCCGTTATAGTCATGCACGCCACCTGTAGCTACGTTAACAGCCTGTTTCCAGATATCATTGTCAATTTCGCCTGATACCACGCCTTTTTTCGCCATCACACCAGCGTAATAGTCCTTTGCGATCTCGTATGCCATTGATGCCCCCTGAGCATCACCAGCAAATGCATCCTTCACCATGTCAGAAAACTCAAGGCGAAGATCAGCATCTTTAGGCATCGGAATACCTTTCGCATCATCAGTACCTTTACGAGCCGCCGCGCCAGCAAGAATTGTCTGCGCAGCGGTTTCAGGAGACACGGAAACATCCGGATTAAACCAGTTTTTTTCTGCCAAAATACCACCTGGCTTATCCATCAGTATCCCGGCAACGGCAGCAGATGGAGCGTTGGCACTGATCTGCTGTAGTGCTGACATATACACCTGCCCACCACCAGTGCTCTGCCTGATGGTATCGAGATATGCTGCCTGTTGGGAAACGGGCGCATCACGAAAGAAAACACCGATCTGATTGGCCTCGTCTTTGGAAAAGAACGTCAGTGGAGTGCCATATGACTTAGCAAGGTCACTGACCTGAGCAGCACGCAAGGCAACGCTCTGTCCAAAGTTATCCTTATTGCTCATGTCGATAGGCTTTGCCTGTCCGGCGGCAAGAGAGAACTGTACAGGATCAGCCTGTCGCTGCTTTATCACCTGACTTGCAGCCGACACAACGTTGTCATAAAGAGCGGCTCGTGCCGCATAACCCTCCCCTGTCTCACCAGTATCCGGGCGTAATTGCTCAACATATGCTGTAATGCTGCTTGTCGGCATGTTGCGGAAAGAGCCTATATACTGTCCGGCGATTTGCGTATTTCTGAACTCGGTATATCGCAGGTTTCCTTCTCTGACTCCATAAGCTGCAATAAAATCAGCCTCACCAGGTGGGTTAGGAAATTCAACGCCACGCATATACGCAGCTGTCGCATCACGAACCTGGCTGTCAATCATCGTTTTATATTCAGCCTGCTGCTGCCGACGCAGCTGATCCGCCTGTCGCATAAAACTTGCCTGCGCCTCAGGAGATGCCGCATCGAATGCTGCATTACCGGTATAGCGTTTGGTGTTGGTTGGAATTGTTGATAAACCAAGTGCTGCACTGACACCAGCAGTTAACTGCTGATCACTGTATGGCTGGCTACCGTTCTCATGATGGATAATGGCTGCACAAAGCGCCTTCAGGGTATCAGGATTAGATGCATCGAGAGGCTCATCAGCAGAAACGCCAAGTTGTTCGCACACTGCTTTGATATACGACATAGTGTCATTTTTATCAGTAGGCGGTGCCCAGCGATTAATTATCTCGCTGACGGTATCAATACCCTGCCTCTGATACGACATCAGGTTTCGCCCTAATGCACGAATCCCGTGTTCAGGTGTTTCGAATTTAGCAAATCGACCATCATCACCGGTCTGGCCTACCCACGGATTAGTTTTGCTGTATTCGAGATTTCCTGGGTTATTGTTGCGTATGCCACGGGCACGCTCGGAAGAGTCACTATCTGCTACAGCACGGCGAGCTCCAGCAGCAGTATCACTTAACTCGCCATTACTTTGGATGAATGCGGTCGCATTGTTTGCCGACCACTGGGACAATGCGGCATCAGCAACCTTCTCTTTAAACTCGACTTTCTTGGCCTGGATTTGCTCGTCGCTCCAGCCATGCGCAATGCCGTAATCCTCAATTTGCTGGAAAGTTTGCTTATTAGCCAATACGTATGCGGCGTTGTCGCCATACAATGCTGCGGCATTTTTACCATTGTTCAGCAGCGTAGCCTGAAACTGGCCTTCTTCGTAGGCGTTTATTTGCCCTATCTCGTGCCGCCCGGCCTGCGTAGTGAACTGAATGCGCTGCTGCTGCGCCTGCTGCATGAAAGTATTACGAGCCTGTTCATCCGGCAGCGACATAGCCAGTTGTTCGACCTGAGCATCAAACTGCTGCGTATACTCATGGCCTTTTCCAATAGCATTTTTCCCTTTCAGGTTAAGCAACCCTGTTTCAGGGTTATTCAGCAGATCGCTGCTTATCTGACTGAGGTTAAGAGATGCCTCCTGAGCCAGAGCGATATTGGCACGCTGTTTTGCCTGACCAAAAACATCAATAGTCTCTGCCCCTGCCAGAACAAAAGCATCACCAATACCTGGCTGAGAAAACGTCTGCAAGCCTGCTGACTGAACTCCACGGCTCTCAACCTGACGTCCGGATACTGTTGGTACGACTGGCATTATAATCCTCCGGGTAATCTGGTTCCTGCTGCTGCCCCGATTGGCGCAGGAGTGCTTTGAGTAAACGGACTCCACGTCCCACCAAACATCTGGTACGCACCGTATGCCTTCAGAGGCGCAGTGAGCAATGTTGTTGCTGCTCCCACATTCCCCTGTTTACGGGCTGAACTGGCTTCTGCTTTATAGTTAGCAGCCTGCATCTGATAACCGTAAGCCTCGCGTTGCGCATTATTCACCGTCGTCAGAGAATCAAGAGCGCCAAACTGAGCTGTGTCGCCAAATATATCCAGCGCGTTACCTGTAGATAAATCAGCGCCGGTAGCCCCCATTGTCGCCGCCTGTGTACCAAGCCGCTGTCGGGTCTCTCTGCGTCGTTGCTCAGCTTCAGCGTTACCTCTGTTTATTGCATCATTTGCCTGAGCTGTGGCTATATCTGCGTTCGCTTCTGCAACCTTCGAGGCATACTTTCCCTGTTGGTACTGGGTGTATGCCTGAATGCCACTCATGGCGAGCATTGCGCCACCAGCAATAACCGGATCGCACATTATTTTCTCTCCATGTGAAATCTGTGGAAATTAAGACCAAGAGCACCATAAGGCGCGGCTTCTTCAAGCCTGAATCCAAGCCAGTGCAGCCATGCTTTGGCAACATGGTTTCGCTCGTCGACGTAGTTTTCCAGGCGCGGATAAACTGCCAGCATCTGCTGCAATACAGGGCGGCAGTGGCGAAGAAATGTCTTCTGATATTTTTCGATACGGCTGGTTCCTACCAGCCAGGGCGTACCATTGCCACCGATCATTGACGCCGGAGATACGCCAAACATGGTTACCAGTTCTCCGTTCACAAATCCTGACCAGGCCATAGTCGCAGTGCGAAGACCAACACGCAGCGCATCTTCGGTAGTCATCAGCGATACCGCATACAGTTCGTCAATATCAGCCTGACGAACATCCGGCAAAATCATCTGAAGATGCTCTTCGGTAGCGGGAATAATTTGAACATTGATCATCAGAATCCCCCAACAGTAAGGCGAGGAATAACGGCAAGAACAGACAGCGGCAACGGGTCAAGCTGACGGATTTTTACACGTCCGTTTTTGCCCCAGTTACTGTCCAGTTTCACTTCTACTTTTCCGGTAGCGTCATCAACAGGATCATCGTAGAACTCGAATTCACGCTGTGGATATTCGTACCATTTACCGCCGGGCGTAGTCGCCCAGATGCCGCGACTGGCATTCACAACCAGAGTAACGGACGGGATCACCTGTTTTTTGTCCAGCAGCGTTTCCTGTCCGTTAATGTTGATATCCAGTGTTTCGAATTCAGCAGTTATTGGCAGGCCGATGTGCACTACAGCCCCCGGAGATTCCAGCGTGACGGCACCTCCGGAAACCACTTTCTGTGGTTCCACGTTCGCATCAGAGAGAATGTTTACGGTCTGGCCTTCAAGATGAGACAGGCCTCCAAATGTCCGGCGCGCCATCTGCCAGTTCGTGGTGGCCACATTCCTGAGGGATGGCGGGACGTTCCTGTTAGCACGAACCACTACTGCGGTATTGCTGGTTACAGAAATAATGTCGCAACGTAATTCTTTTGACACCTCATCACCAGTATCAGGATCAGTTCCGGTATAAGGGAACTGTAGTTGCGCACCGACATCACTACTGGTGAAGTACGCACCACCAGAAACACTGATTGTATATTCCGCGCGGTAATCCCATTCGCCAGAACCACCAGTGATGATCATCGTTCTGTCAGACGTATTTCTTCCATCATAGCTAAGGCCAGAATCAACAAAGAAAGCATCTTCATCGCTGGTAAATAAACGGCTGGACAGTCGCTCGATGTATCTCACTGTTTGCCCGTTAACGGTTCGGTTAACGACGAAATACACCGCATCTTCATTTCCTTCGCTGATACTGCATGTGCTTTCATATTTTCCGGTACTGGATTGTGGTGCCCATGCAAAAACCTGCTGATCACGCAAATAGGTCATCACCAGTAATTTACCGTCATCACGAATGCAGAAGGCACTGGAGTAAGGGACAATAGAGAAGCACCAGTCAACAATGCTGTGCTTCTGAAAAAGATGATTGGCAAGGATGGTCAGGTCGTTCCCCTGATAGCCGTCAACATCGAATGAGTAGGCCAGATCACGGACAACACTGCCTTTCTCCTGGACGAACAGAGCAATATTCGCCACGGCAATTGGTGGGACATTGCTCGAGCCATTTGATCCCTGAGAGCTGAATGCAAATGATGATGGGGTTAACACTTTGTTCTGGTCGCCGGTGATGACGTACTCACCTCCGGAAGTCAGCGCCACCAGCGAACCGACATCAATCAGGTGGCGGATCTCATTAACCTGACGCCCGGCATAGGTGTAGATAATTCTGTCGTCATCCTGCGTAGGATTGCTTTTGCCAAAATCCTTATAATCCCCAGTACGGCTGGCCCAGATAGTCTGAGGGAACGCTGTCGATGCGGCGAAGTAAAGACGTTGTTGATAATAAACAACAGTGCCAGGATAACCATTAACACTGTTCCAGGCATATTTAGCCCATTTATAGCTGGCATTATCCTCGCCAACGACCTGCGAAGGGATATAGGAAATCACCTCGGCAGTTGCAGTAGTGCCATTTGCAGCAGTGATACGGGCAATGCCAAAACCACTGTGCAGATATTCCCACTCAATGCCAGTATCATCATCACCGGATCCGCCCCAGCCATCCCATGATGTGCCTTCTGTATGCGAAGGGCGCAAAGTACCTGTTTTGCCTGCTGTAACGGCGCGATAGTAGTTACTGTCTGCACGGCGAATATCGCCAATCGACGTACTCTTACTGGTTTCCCATACCGGTACTGAATCCACTGCTGGCTGTTCCAGATAGAACAATTTGCCTACCTGCTCCGCGCCAAAAATAGAGGCGCTTGCCGTTAACGTAATTGTCCCGGTGCTGGCGCTGGCATAAACCGTCACTGACTCGTCAATATTGATATCTTCAAATGGCCCGTTCTTCGTTACCACATCAACCAGTTGCCAGTTGTCATGCGCATAACGTCGCAACTCTTTCGGCGGGTATGCCGGATGAACCAGCGTAAGCACGTCTGCGCTTTGCGTGAATTTAATTAGGAACAGATCGGCTTCAGTATATGGCGTGGCAATTTCATAAATAACATTACTGCTGTTCAGCACCAACGCACCATCTTTGATAACACGCATGTACTGGTGTCCGAACTCCAGAGCATAAGTCTGAACCGTCGAGAACTGGAACGGGATCAGGCGGCATTTCCGATTTGGGTATTTGGCGGCACCGACAAAACGCGTACCAGGTCGATTCTCAACGCCGCCATACTGCCGCACGATAAAGTTATCGCACTTGCGCAATGCCACCTGGTACTTCGCCATGTCGATACGTCCGTACAACGACGGCCCAATCTCACCACCGGCAAAGCTGGGCTGGATCCAACTGATAGCCATCAGGACAACCTCGCAATGGTAAACTCATCAACCGGTGGCTGTGGTTCCTGTGATTCATTCTGGCTATGCGAGCCAGCACTAAGAATCACGCGATTGTACATATTGAGGGCAAACGTACCGAGGTCTGCATTCCCAGTCAGCGCCATGTTAATAGCTGCCGCAAGACGCCAGGCCAACGCCTCCATAAAAATGGCATCAAACATGTTCACATCTGAAACGCGAGATACATACTTGAGCCATGCCTGCGGCTGGTCTGTGTAGATCAACTTTCCTGTTCCGTTGGTGTCTGCACCAACTTCGTACTGAACGCGCATTGCTGCTGTTGGATTGCGTACACCAGGAAGCATAATTTCAGTAATGCGCAGACAATCTGACGGGTACTGATACGCATATTCCCAGTCAGGCGGTGGATTGCTCGTATCTGCAAGCGCCACGCGTTTGGTAGCAAAGTTCCAGTCAAAATCAGAAAGCACAGCATCACGGCAGGCCTCAAAGTGCAGCGAACATTCCCCCGCTTCCTTACTGGCTTCCGTCAGGCTGTTAATGCTGCGGCTATTGCCAATATTGGACAGCGCACGATTGCAGATCTCTACTACAGAGGCCATTACTCACCCCCATTGCCGTACAGGGTTTCAGCCGCTGATTTTTCTACATCCCCGGAAACAGGAGCGATCGCCATATCAGTGATCTGCAGATCGGCGCTGCGATTAACACCATCGTCAGTTTCTCTGGCAGACAGGCCTCGAATAACAGCCTTTGCAGTTATCATCACTTCTGTTCCGACGCCATGAGGTTGCGCCTTCAGCTTATTCAATGTGTCGTTATTAAGAGTGATGCACAGCCCCCACGGGTATTCATCGCGAGTTCTGGTTTCTCCGCTCTCATCCTGGTAGCTGTCAGTGCCGGTTTTGAGGTTTACGAGTTCCATATACACTCCTGCAATAAAGGGGCCGAAGCCCCTTGTCTGATTCGCGAGGCTTACACGCCCAGTTCTTTACGCTTATCTGCGATCTTCTCGCGGAGCGTTTCGGCTTTGGCGTTATGGTGTGGCTTCTCGTTAAAGAGCAATTCGTACTCTTCACGGAGCTTATCCAGTTCACCATCATCTGACACATCGTTGATGATTTTGGTGCTGGTTGCTGCCATTGACACCTTTCCTGCAACTTTTGCTTTTGCCTGTCTGGCTGCATCGTTAACAGGTTCCAGTGCGCTACCAGGCTCACCTTCGTATTCGATTTCTGCCCCCTCCGGCCACAGAGTGTTATGGATATGAGAGAGGCGCAGAACGCGGTATCTTGGTTTCTCACCTGACATCGATATCACCTTAACCAGTTACTTTTGAGCGGATCGGATACGGCGTATTGGCATCAACATCAAGACTGATACCCGCAGTGAATTCGCCAGCCGTTAGTGGGCCAGTTGCGACGGAGTAGTTAACACGCAGATATCGCTGAACACCGGCAGGCACCTTTGCAGAAACAACTCGTTTACCTGCTGTCAGGGCGGTCTTTGCCAGTGCACCACTATCATAAATAGTGGTCCATGAGCTGTTATCCTCACTCGTCTGCAACTGGATGTTTACAGTTGCATCACCGCTTGCTGCGGCGGCTGTGTTAACCAGCGCCCAAAACTCAAGCGGGTAACCCACGCCGATATCACGACGTTTTCCGTCAATTGGACCGAGATCGATTACGTCAGTAGAAGCCGCGGTATTCGTAACCGCCTGAGCTTCGGAGAACATCAACAGTTTGTCGGTGATCATCTTCTTTCTCCATTAGTGGGTCTGTTACGACCCACAGGTTAATAACAGGCGTTACACCACGCGGGCTTCTGTTTCCAGAAGCGCATCAGTTTCACGGATTGGTACACCACGGAATGAAGTCCACCACTCGCCTTCAGTCTCTTTTACGCTAATCGCCAGAGATGTTTTCTCCAGAGACTGCAGATCAAGAGCCTGGCCTACAGTGCGGTTCATGTAGAACACCGGGCGACCCATGCCACGGTTTGGAATGCGATGCAGTGCTTTAACCATCAACTTCGCAATATTTGCGGCAGAGGAAGGTTCTGAAAGATTGCTGACATCGATGTTTGCAATGCGAACAACATAACGCCAGTCACGCAGAGCAAGTCCGTTATCCCATTTGTAATGGGTGCGATAGCCTTCGTACTTGCCGCCATTAGCATCTTCCAGTGTCACCTGGCCTTTATCTTCCATCTGGATTCCAGCCTTCTGCCCTTTAGGGAAGATGCCATGCACGGTGTTTTCTCCCCACACCACTAACCAGATTGAGGTGTTATCTGTACCCGTGCCACCAGCATCAATGATGTTCTGAGCATTACCCGCAGACAGGCTGGAATAGCGGGAGGACAGTCCCATAAACTGCTGAGGGTTAACGCTGGAGTCACCATAAAACAGCGTCTGCGCCATCTGCTGATTCATCGCTTCAATAAATGCGCGGTCTTCAGACAGGCGGAATTCGGCGGTATTACAGTTCAGATCAGCCAGTGACTTATCGACTTCAGCATAGGTTTCCAGCATGCCAACGGAGTCGGTGACCTGCACTGTGGTTGATTTGCTTGGCTGTACGCCATAGTTCAGCAAACGCCAGGTGGCAGAAGGTAAACCAGAACGAATGGTGGTTCGGTGTCCGGTAGGAAGGTTCCCTTCGACAAAAGGCATATCCTGAAGGATCGGGTTAGTTTGACCGAGAAGCTCGATAATCTTATCGACTTTCCCGTTTGGATCGACGCGCTTACCCCAGTCAGCCAGCGTTAGCGCAGTTAAGCCTTTAACAGCCATTGTCATTTCCTCTCTTATTTGCCATAGAGCACTTCGGCCGCACTACGCTGGCCTTCATTACCACCGGTGACCATGCCATCTTCAGACATCGCCTTTCCGATTTTCACGAACGTTTTGACCAGATCAGGGTGATTACCCAGCCCGGTGGTGTTCAGATATTCTTTGAGTTCAGGTGTCCCGAACTGGTCAAGCGCACGCTGTGCGGCGCTAAGGTTAGAAATCAACTTGTCGCCACCGATTTCTTTGTCAGCTTTTACATCCGCAGCCCACTGCTCGGTTGTTTTCTGCCAGGCTTCTGCCTGGCGCTGCTGAACACCTGCCAGAATCTTCGGATAAGCATCAACCAGCTTTTGCGCTTGCTCGTTGGTCAGGTTAAGTTCTCGCGCCACCGGCTCGAATTCCTTCAACGCTTCTGTATCCAGCTCTACGCCTTCGGCAGCCTGAAACTCGTACTTCTCAGGCGCACCCTCTGGTTTATCGCCGTCCTTTTTTTCATCCTGCTTATCGTTTTCAGGCTTTTTGTCATCAGCAGGTTTATCGCCATCAGCAACAGGTTGTGGCTTATCACCTTCCTGTTGTGATGGATCACCAACTGGAGCAGGGTTATCACCTGCAGGCGCTGACGGTTCTGACGCAGCCGGAGCTGCTCCACCATCGACTGGTTGCTCATTGCAAAGACGGCGATACAGCAAACGCTCAAATAAATTCATGATCACTCCTGTTCACTGGCCTCTTTGGCCATCTTCAAATACTGTTCAGGGCAATGCGCCATAACGCGCTGAAACAGTTCCAGCGCCAGATTGCGTTGCCCCTCATTAAATGCCATTGCCATAGCATCCATCGGAGAGATAGCGGAAAACACCCGGCCTTTCTCCAGCACAGACCAGACAACGCGACGCCCCTGTTCACTGCTCATGACAAAGCGAATGTCATCAATTTCACGCTGTGCCATGTCACGTTGCTTACGGGTGTTTTCTTCTTTCAGTTGATCGTCTTCGTAATCTGTCATTGTGATTGCCCACCCTGACCACTAACTGCATTCGCCATAGCTGACAAAACACTCGGATCCGAAGTTTTAGCTTCGCTTAGCGTCTTGGCACCCTGTGCCGCCGCCATCCCCATCGCCATCATTTGTTGCTGCTGTTGTTGCTGTGCCCGTTGCTGGCGAGCCTGCTCAACCTGTTCCTGCGGAACAATGACGGTTGGAGACACTCCGGACATATCAGCGAATGCATCGATCGCCTGATCAACGTTGAGTTTGTCGAGAGCTTCTGGTTTCGCTTGCGCAAGTTGACCAATGAAGTTAACCGTGGACGCCAGACTGGACAGGCCGATAGACTTCTGCGCCTGAGCCATGACAGAAATGTATTCGACCTTCAGGGGCATACCTTCCATCGCGTCAGGCGGTGGCGGCAGCATGTTTTTACGCACCATCATCGAGAAAGCGCGGTCAATGAGAGGATTAAGACATTCGTCGTTCAGACGCTCCAGAACCGGCCCCAACATCAGAAGTTTTTCTTCTTTCATTTCGATCACCGCTTCAACAGGCATCGAGCGGGTATTGATGTTCTGCAACATCATGAACAGATCGACAAAGTAGGCGCTGTTAATGATTTGGCGAGTGTCCTGAATGTCTGCCACCAGATCTGCTGTACTAGGGTTAACCAGATAAGCAGGCCTGAAACCATCCTGACCAGTAATCTGATCGATATACGTGATGTCGCCAGGAAGAAGGGAGGCGCGCTGATTCTTGAGGGAAGTCGGAGCAACCATCGGCGGATTGGTGGCTTTATCAATCAACTGCGACTTGCGCTTCTGGAGAAGCTGCAATGCCTTAACAGGTCCAAGCGCCAGCATACCCGGGCATGATGATCCATAAACATCTTCGCCGTTAACTTCCCAGCGCGGAGCCATAATTGGAAACTCATCGAATCCTGACTCACGCAACAACTTGTCGTTATCGCCACCAACCTCGTAATAAACCGATTTGAATGGCTTGTTCTTGCTATCCAGCTTCGATGTATCGCGGTCAATGTTCGGGTAAACCGAATGCATCACTTCAATCCACTTCTCGTAGGTACCGCTTTCCCACATGCTTTTTACGGATTCGCTGACGTTATTTAGCCCGAACTCCTGAACAAGCTGACGAACAGTCATAGAGAACTTGCGAAAACAGGTGTCCACACTGCCACGAGGTGAGTTAGCCAGGTAGTAACTGCCTATCGGGAATGGCATTGTGCGAATGATGTCCTCGTCATCCTCCAGTACCGCCATTGCACCGGTGCTGTATGTGCCGAGGCTTCCGTATAACTGCGGCAGCGACTGATAGAGATTCGACTTATTGAACATATCGTTCATGCGGTTCTGCACCGCCTCAAGCCACAACTTAACAGGGCCATAATCCATCATTTCAGGATCTGGCGTAGCCAGGCGAAACCACGGACGCGCGGGGCTTGTGATGCCTGACATCATGCCGCTGGCGAGAGTGCGCGCCGCCATAGTCCCGGTCGAATCAATAATGCGTGTATTGCGTCGATCGTTACGGTTGACCTCAGAAGTCAGAAAGCGGGAACCACGCGGGTTGATGTAATCACTCAACTCGCGCCAGTGCGGCTCGAACGACTGACGCTCGCTTTCAAGTTGTGCGAACTGTTTGTTCAATCGCTCTTTAGTTGTTTCCGCCATTTCAATGACTCCGGTTACTGACCAAGCAGCGTTTTACCGCTGGTATTAGCGGTTGATGTGTCGCCCTGAGAACCGGTAAGCAGCGTAGAACTACGACCAGCAGCAGCGCGACGGCGACGTGTTTCTTCGTCGCGGGCATCAACAACGGCGGCATCCTGCTCCTGTGGTGCTGCCTGAACTTCTGGTGTTGCAGGCACTGATGGTGAGCTACCCATGCACATATCAATGACTCCGTACGCAATTAAATTATTACCAATTTAACCACATATGATTTATTTATCGTAGATGGTTGACATTTAACGCACGAATTATTACCTTTCAGGTAAGCAAAGAGTTCATTCCGGTTATTAACCTGACTGGCTTGTCGTTAAATTGAACAGGTGGAGTGAGCTTTTATTTTGAGCAGTACGGCGTATGGCACATGCGCCGATAGCGGTCTGGATACGTTTAAGGGGCACCCTCCCTTGCTCGAGCAAACGAACCAGGTAGCCGGAATGTGCAAGTCGAGCGGTTTTATTCCGCGCACGGGGATTCACCATCCCGGCGATTCGGTGTGACGCCTCGGAAGAGACGAGGGTACAACGATGAGAGCATTTATGGAGCCGCGACAAAGTGTGGCGCCTTAACAGGCTAAGTGCTCTCAGCGTTGTGGTATTAGCTCAGTTGGACAGACCAACCGCCTTCTAAGCGGTTGGTCGCAGGTTCGAATCCTGCATACCACGCCAGAATCACGCCTAAGGACCGTGATGCCAGAAGTTCCAGGGGCTTGGCGGTGATGGTTTCCCTTGAAGGACTATCACCGCTCTTTTTACAGCAGGACGCCATTGCGATGACTTCATGCTGTAAACCAGTACAGCCACGGAAGGCATAACTCATTGCTTCCAGTTCGCCCGGTTCGCCGGGCATTTTTTTAAGGTGAGATTATGAACGACCAGCAAATCGAAAAAGAAATCGTTGAGAAAGGCAAAACGGCACCGCGCGTTACGCCAGACCATATCGAAGGCATTATTGCTCAGGAGGCATATTTCACAGCAGAAGATGGTGCCTTTGGCAAAGCCATAAAAGCGAAACATACTGGCGGAGAGGTAAACTACCAGCCGCACGAATCACTTTCTCTGCTGACGTTCTGCGTCCTGGTGCTGCGCAACGGCTTCACCGTCACCGGAGAGAGTTCCTGTGCAAGTCCGGAAAATTTTGATGCAGAAATTGGTCGGAAGATTGCCCGGCAGAATGCTGTAAACAAAATCTGGATGCTCGAAGGTTACTTGCTGAAGCAGAAGTTAAGCGAGCAATAACACCGTGACATGTCACAAACAGCCAGCCGATGAGCTGGCTTTGTTTTATCCTCATCAGAGGATATCAACGACATTATCCCCACCAGCGGATTAAGCATAGGGATCGTAATCTGTGATGGCCTTGCCTTGCTGGTTCTGCTGCCCGGGAATTCGCAGACGCTTCGACACAGGGAAAGCAAACGTCAGCAGTAGCGCATCGCCTTTACCCGGAGAACGCCCAAGCCGCTCCTTGATATCTTCCTTCGGTTCGATAACGATTTTACCGTCCACGCGAACTTTGTACTCTGCCGCCGACAGGTCGTCTGCAGTTTCCTGGTCATCCAGCATGCCGCCGAGCCTCAGCCATGTCTTGCATGAATTGAACATCTCCCCACGCTTGTTGAGCATCTGCGGGTCAGTAGACGCGCCACCGAACGGAACAAGTTGCCATGTACGCCCCCAACCGTCACCGATTGACTTCAGACCGGTACCGTAACCGAAGTCGATGAACACCGCGTCAGCCTGGTACTGGTCTTCAAAGTCAGCGATACGCTTCGCCATAATCAGATCGTCGGTGGTCTTGTTACCAGTCCATAGCACCTTACTGTGCAGCCCCTGCCGCAGGTATATCACCGCGTCATCAACGCCTGAGTATGCCGGGTCAACACCGATTATCACCGGAGCATGCGCCACCTGCGCAGCGGTTACCACCCGTTTCATTGCCTCATCAGTAAGACCGGTAGGGATAAACTGCAATTCAGATGCATCAGGGAATATGCCGCGCACACGGATTTTAACGAAGTCGCTGTCTTCCCCGTAGTCATCAACCCATTTCTGCAACTGCTGTTTGTTAGTGCCTTCCACCGTCCGGCTGTCAATCTGCGCAGTTTTCCAGCGGTGTTTATATTTGCGGAAACATTCGCGGAAACGCCCGGTGTTACGTGTAGGGTTTCCGAACGCCACCCAGATAATCTCAGTGTCTTCGTCCGTAAGCGCACCCTCAGCAACTTCCCACACCAGATCCGCAATGTTCGACGCTTCATCGAATACCACGATGATGCGTTTGCGCTCGTTGTGTAGTCCGGCGAATGCCTCAGTGTTGTGCTCAGACCAGGGGATTGCGTCAGCTCGCCACCGCTTGTCGTGTCCAAGATCATTGCTGTACATCGCGGTAGCGGTACAGGTAAACCAGTCTTTCGTGATAGCAAGGTTCGACCACTTGATAATTTCCGGCCAGGTCTTCGTTCGTAGCTGGTTGTCGGTGTTGGCGGTCACCACGATCTTACAATCCTCGCAAGTGGACATGCCCCAGTTGATCAGCATTGAGATGAATGCGGATTTACCAATACCGTGACCAGAAGCGCGTGCCAGCATAAGCGGCTGATAGCGCGTCTCTGGATTCTGCAGGTGATCACGTATCTCTCGGAACGCATCAGCCTGCCACTGACGTGGGCCGGTAGCATGTGCCAGTTCAGTCCCCTCTTCCCCCCACGGGAACGCATAGAGGGCATAGCCAAGCGGATCGTGAGTGAACCCTGCAATATCCTCGATCAACTGCTCTTCAGGAGATAACGCTGTATCTGTCACTGATTACCATCCTGACGTTCTTTGAGTCGCTTCCTGGCTGCCGCTATGCGATCAGCAATTGTCACATTCACATTAACATCCAGGCGTTCTTTGAATGCGTTGACGTCGACGTGCTTACCAATCAGTTCGAGGTTCTTCACCTTGTCAGGCCATTTAATTTTTTTGAGGATTGTCTCTATCGAATCCTCGTTCATGTTCATGATGGTCGATGACAGATCAAAGCCACTAAGCGTAGTGCGCCAGATTTTCGGCCACTCGCGGATTGGCTTAAGGCTCCCATCGTCGTTGAGGATATCAATCACGTCCATCTGGTCGATCTCCACCAGGCGCATGAGAACGTAATCGGCACTGACGCGCATTCGTTTGTTGCGCTCCTCCATCAACTCGGCAATCCGTTTTTGAATGCGTTCATCGCGCATCATGACACTGGCTTTAACTGCCGCTGTATTTGGGGAGAATCCTGCGTTAATCGCTGCCTGAGTCTGGTTTTCAGGCGTTTTGATGTATGACTGGCAATAAGCCTCCTGCATTGCTGTTAGTGGCTTAAATTGCGTTGATTTGCGTTTATAGGTTTTAGGTTCAGCAGGCATCATAACCACCGTGGTAATAGTTACCGTTGTGGTAATAGTACCATGCAAAATAAAGCCGCCATAGTTGGCGGCAGTATTCAAAACCCATCAAATTCATCATGCATAATCTACTCGTGACATGTCACACTATTAATTTCGTTTCATGCCAGCCTTTAGTCACCCAGCATTGCGAGTCACCATTACACGGGCATGAATTAACGGGAACTTTCTCGCCGCACTTACCGCAACGTTTTCTGCTAATCGATTTTATACGCCCGCGCACGCGTGCATCATCCTGGCGGATCAGTAACGCGATGTACTCGGCCATTTCATAGGGATCGCGACCAGGGCGCCGGGCGGCGCAGTTCCGCGCCAGCATTTCCTGCTCCTGCTTATCCAGCACCAATTCAATTTTGCGCTCACCGGCGGCGGACTGCCGAGCGCGCTGCGCGGCTTTGCGTTCTGCGGGGGATTTAGCCACGAACCGCACTCCACGCCAGATTGATTAATGACTCCCAGGTAATATAAACCCGGATACCAGCAGCCAGGCCGAAACCAATCACCATGGCATAAAGCAGAGCGTTGCACTTGTTCATCACTTCACCTCCTGCGGCGGTTCTGGTAGCGGCATCCAGAACAAGGCGTTCCCTAACCACGATAAAGTGCCGTCGCTCAACTCCACGTATTCCCCTTGCACCTGGCCTGCCATATACTCGCCGTGCTTTGAATAAATTAAAATCCAATCATCTTGAGCGGGCATTCGCTCACTACAGCTTATCCAACCATCCTGAGTTACCGGAGAGTTGCCAGCCTGAACAGTAGGCATATCAGGACCTTTGCGAATCGCCCTGG